CAAACTAGATAGGGCGAACGGACAGGACGTAAAGGATCATCATGGCTGAGAAAAAGCCAGACAGCAGTGTAGCAGATCGACAACGCGAAGCAAAGCGGAAGTGGGCAGCTACCAAGGCGCAGGAAGGTCGAGAGGTTGGCGGGATCCCGCCCATCCTCAACCTTGAGCGATACGAGTCGTGCCGGCACAACCTCCGCCTGTTCTGCGAGACGTACAACCCCGAAGCGTTCTACCACGGCTGGAGCGACGCCCACCTTGAGGCCATCGCACGCATCGAGGAGGCAGTGCTGACCGGGGCGCTGTATGCCTTCGCAATGCCACGCGGATCCGGCAAGACCACGCTGTCACGGATGGCGACACTCTGGGCCGCAAGCTACGCGCACCGCAAGTACATCTACATCATCGGGGCAAACCAAGGCAAGGCGGAGGATAGCCTAGAGGCGCTGAAGGTATGGGTGCGCTTCCTGCCCATCTACGCCGAGGACTTCCCGCACGTCGCTGCACCAGCCATAGCACTGGGCGGCATTGCCAACCGGGCGAGCGGGCAGACCTGCAACGGCGACAGCACGATGATCTCATGGGGCAAGCACAAGATCGTGCTGCCCACCGTACATGATCCAGGCGACAAGGAACTCATGGCGGAGACATCCGGCATCATTGTGGCGTCGTCTGGTCTGACGGGTGACGGCATCCGTGGCTCGCTGCATACCACCACCACCGGCGAACTGGTCCGCCCTGACTTGGTGCTGCTGGACGACCCGCAGACGGACGAGTCGGCGGCGTCGCCATCGCAGAACGAGAAGCGGGAACGGCTGATCGCTGGCGCCGTCCTGGGGATGGCTGGCCCCGGCAAGTCGATCTCTGCGGTGATGCCCTGCACCGTGATCCAGCGCGACGACATGGTGGACCGCCTACTCAACCGCGAGAAGCATCCGATCTGGCGTGGCACGCGGTCCAAGATGCTGACAGAGATGCCCACCAACATGGCGGCGTGGGAGCCGTACTTTGATCTGTACGACGAGTGCGCGATCGCTGACCCGCCAAACTACGAGCCAGCCAACGAGTATTACATCAACAACCGCGACGCACTGGACGCAGGGGCCGAGCCTAGCTGGACCGACCGCCACATGGAGACAGAGGTGTCAGCGGTCCAGTCCGCGATGCACTTGTACCACCGCGATCGCCCTGCGTTCTATAGCGAGTACCAGAACGAGCCAGAGGAAGCGGAAGCGGCACGGGCGGCGCTCCGCCCTGCGGACGTGCTGGCAAAGACGGTTGGCATCAATCGCGGCGACGTGCCACTTGCTGCGGAGCATGTGACGGCGTTTATCGACGTCCAGAAGAAATGCCTGTGGTACACGATCTTGGCGTGGTCGGATGCGTTTGGCGGTCACGTCGTGGACTATGGCGCTTGGCCTGAGCAGAAGCGGCACTACTACACGCTGGCAGAGATCCGCAGCACGCTACAACGCAAGTATCCGAAGATGAGCCTGGAGGGCCAACTGTATGCTGGCATGAAGGGCTTGGCAGACAACCTGCTGGCCCGATCGTTTCACCGCCCGGACGGATCATCGCTGTCGATGGGATTGATTATGATCGACGCGAACTGGGGCGAGTCCACATCGGTGGTAAAGAAGCTGTGCCGTGAGCATGGCGACCGCCGCCTGCTTGCTGCCCACGGTACAGCCTACGGGCCGGACAAGCGCCCGATGCTGGAGTTCAAGGTCCGCAAGGGCGAGCGTAAGGGATGGAACTGGATCCTAAATGCAAACGGCAGAGAAGGTCGGCACGTCCGCTATGATGGCAACCAGTTCAAGTCGCTTGTGGCTTCCAGATTCCGTGCCGGCGTTGGCGAGGAGGAGACGCTTACAATCTACAAGGGCGATGAGCATCGGCACCGTATGTTGGCGGAGCAGATGTCTTCGGAGTATCCGGTCGAGACATCGGCACTGGGCCGCACGGTGGACGTGTGGAAGCTGAAGCCGAACAGGGACAACCACCTTCTCGACTGCGTGGTTGGCGCCGCTGTGGGAGCGTCCATCCTCGGCGTGAAGGCAATCGGTCACGAAGTAAAGACGCGGGCGCGCGCTCGCAAGAAGGCAAGTGCTAAGTTTTAGGAGCATCGACATGGCAAAGAAAAAGACCACCAAGAAAAAGACCACCAAGAAGAAAACCGCAGCCAAGAAGGGGCGACCGCCAGGGAGTAAGAACAAGACTCCGGACACGGTGATGGAAGTGCCGGCGGGATGTGCGGTCTGCCATAGCACAGACCTCGGCGTTTTTCCGGGTAGCCGTATGACTACTAGGGACATCCACGGCACGCTGCGCCCCACTAGAAAGCGGTTTACTTCCATTGACATACGGCGTATGCAGTGCCGGCAGTGCGGCGCCGTGACGATCGTGAAGACGTACAATTACGACCCGGATGTCTGGAAATAATCCATACCACATTATCACCGGCCACAGACCTATTACCGTGATCGGCATGCTGTGGTAGAATACGACGATATGGCCGACCACTCTACCGAGATCGCAAAGCTAGAAAGCCTGCTTAACGCCGGCGCCACCAGCATGTCCGTGGATGGGCAGCAGATCAGCATTGATCTGGATTCCGTCCGGCGGCGATTGGCTGATCTGAAAGCCGAAGACGACTGTACACAAACCAACAACAAACGGGTCAGGTCGGCGAAGATTAGCCTCGGAGGGTCGTGGTAATGGCAATGGCAAAGCGGAATGTCATACAGTCACAATACGACGCTCTAGAGACGCGGGGACGGCGACGCCAGCCAACCAAGAAGACATCCAGTGAGGATGTCATCCTGCCGCAGCGTAAGCGTGAGCAGCTCACCAGCAACACTCGCGACCTCCGCCGCAACTTTGAGATGGTTGCGTGGGCTATCCGCCGCCACCTCGACTATGTGGCGTCGTTCCGGTGGCAGGCTACTACCGACGACCAGGATCTCAATAAAGAGCTTGAGGCGTGGATGAAGCGGGCTACCAAGCCTGCTATGTTCGACGCCGCTGGCCGTCACGGGCTGGACCGCTTTATCCGTATCATGGAAGCAGAGCGGACCGTCAACGGCGACGTGTTCTGCCTAAAGCAGAACGACGGCACGATCATGGCGATTGAGGGCGACAGGGTTGGCACGCCAACCGGAGGCGGCGCACGGCTTAAGGGCATCGACCTGACTGAGTTCCACAACGGCATCAAGACGGACCGGCGCGGCAAGTTGAGCCGCGTCATGGTCTGCGAACGGGACAGTGGGAGCCTAACGAACCCGCGAGTGCTTCCGGCTGACTTCTTCTGGCACTTGTTCTACATCGACCGATTCGATCAGTATCGAGGCGTCAGCCCGCTGGCATGTGCGCTGAACCGATTCCGTGACACCTACGAGGGCATGGAATACGCCCTCGCCCGCGCTAAGGTTGAGCAGTTGTTCGCCTTGATCCTCACCCGATCGGGCGACGTGTCGATGGGCGACATCTCTGGCGGCGTGGACGGTGACGGCAACGAGGACCGAAGCAGCTACGAGATCGACTTCGGGCAAGGGCCGCAGATGCTCGACATGGATCCTGGCGACGATGCCAAGTTCCTGAGCAGCGACAACCCCGGCAAGAACTTCAAGGACTATCAGCAGTTCGCGTCGATGGTCGCACTCAAGGCACTGGACATCCCGTACAGCTTCTTCGATGAGTCGTTCACCAACTTCTACGGCTCACGCGGCTCGCTAATGCAGTACCTCAAGAGCGTTGACGCCAAGCGTGCCGACCTTGCCGAGTTCCTGTATAGCTGGACTGGCTGGCGTATGTCGGTGGCGATCCGTGACGGCGAGCTGCGAGTCGGCAACCGACGCATTCCAGAACTGGTGGGCGAGTGGCGCCCGGTTGGCGTGCCGTGGTGGGATCCGTCGAAGGAGATCGACGGACACCTCAAGTCCATCGCCGCAGGGCTGGATAACCCGCAGCGGATCGCCAAGGAAGCGACCGGCACCGATTACTTTGAAAACCTCGAGCTACGCAAGCAGGCCGAGGACTACGCCGAGCAATTAGGCGTTGAGGTTAGCTTTACAGCGTCGAACCAGCAGGCTATGCGTGCCGGCGACACCGAGGGCGAAGGGGACACCGAAGAAACCCCAACCGAGGACAACGCGGATGAGTGATAGAGCGATGACATACCGATGCGAAGTGACCGCCAGCGATGAGGGCGAACGCCTGACGATCGAGGTCATGGACAACATCGACGCAATGGGCGGCGACTGGGGCGTCTCGGCCAACGAGGTCATCAATGCCCTAAACGGCTCCAAGAGCGCCAACGAGATCCAGATCAACATCCACAGCGGTGGCGGCGACCTGTTTGAGGCGATGGCGATTTACAATCGACTCAAGGCGTCCACCGCAAAGGTACACGTCAAGATCGACGGCATCGCAGCGTCGGCAGCGTCGCTGATCGCTATGGCTGGCGACACGATCGAGATGCCAGAGAACGCATGGATGATGATCCACCAGCCGTGGAGCATGGCAGTGGGCAACGCTTCGGACATGCGAGAACAGGCCGACTTCCTCGACCGCAACACGGAGATGCTGGTGGATGTGTACGCGGACCGAAGCGGCAAGGACCGCGACGATGTTCGCGAGTGGGTGATGGACGAGACATGGTTTAATGGTCCGGAGGCACTCGCAGCCGGGCTTGTTGATACATTGACAGAAGCTGCCGCTGTGGCGGCTTCGTCGTACTTCAGCGACTTCAGCAAAACGCCGCAGGCGTTGGCGCCGGTCGCTACAACTCATAAGGAGCCTACCATGGCAACTTTGAATGTTGCGGACATCCGCAACGCTTGCCCCGGCGCCGACTCGGACTTTGTTCTGGCTCACGTCGAAAAGGGCAGCGATATCCAAGCAGTTCAAACTGAGTGGATGAACAACCTAGCCGCACGACTTGAGAACCGCGATCAAGACATCGTGGACATCAAGGCCGCACACGGCGAAGAACTGGAAGCCGTTAAGGCTGAACTGCAAGCCAAGCTGGACGAAGCCGTCGCAGCGAAGGCTGAAGCCGACGAGAAGCTCGCCACCGTTGTGGCCGGCGTCTCAGAGGACGAAACCCCTGCCGCCGACGACGGTGGCGATGTTGTTAAGCGAACCTTTTCCCAGCACGTCGCTGGCAAATAAGAACACCCAACTTTAAGGACTTGTACCTATGGCACACGATTTTGTTTCAACCACTGAACTTCTGCAACTCGCAGACGGCAACATCTCTGACATCTCCGTCAGCGAGTTGCTGGAAGACGCACCCCTGATCGCTGCAATGTCCGCCATCTCGGCCAGCAACGAAACCAGCCACGAATGGCTGAAGAAGTCGCAGGCTCCTGTTGTTGGCTACCGATCGGTCAACGATGGTCGTGAAAACGACCACGCCGAGTACACGAAGGTCACTCAGGCACTCGCCCTGTTTGATGCCGGCTTCGACATCGACGTGGCTCTGCTCAAGGCTGCAAGCGGATCGAACCTGATGCGCCGCGAAGCCATCGACCACCTCCAGGCTGCGTTTGCCAGCTTTGAGAAGCAGGTCATCTACGGCACCGGCAACGACGCCGCAGGCTTCGACGGCCTCGCCAACGAGGCAAGCCTCGCAGCGTTCGACGACGCTATGGTCGTCGATGCTGGCGGCACGACCGCATCGACCGGCTCGTCCGTCTGGATGCTCCGCACCGGCGAGTCGTCCACCTCGCTCGTCTACGGTGCGGCTGGCCGCATCGAGGTCGGCGAGTCCTACAAGACGATCCGCGACGGATCCAGCACCGGACAGTACGACGTGGAACGCACGCCGATCCTGTTCTGGGCTGGCGTCCAAGTTGCCACCTCGCTCGACGCGTCTCGCATCATCAACCTGACCGAAGATTCGGGCAAGGGCTTGACCGACGACCTCCTCGGCGATGCACTGTCGCTGTTCCCGGCTGGCCGTCAGCCCAACGTCGTCGCGATGAACCGTCGATCCCTCAAGCAACTCCAGCAGTCGCGAGTTGCCACCAACGGCACCGGCGCACCTGCACCGCGTCCGACCAGCTACGAGGGTATGCCGATCGTGGTCACCGACCAGATCGACAGCACCGAAGCGATCAGCTCCTAAGTTGCTCCTTTCTCCTGCTTCGGCCCGTGGAGACGCGGGCCGGGGTTTTAATACTATGAGTTCACCATTTCAAAACATCATCAGCGTAGGGCTGGACATCCGCCGAAGCATGGCGGGCCAGACGGCGACCTACAACGACGGCGCCAGCAGCGGCAGCATCACTGTCGTTCGTGGCAAGCCGTTTGTGCGCACGGTGGATGCGCTAGTCACGCAGATAGACGAGCGGTACACGGACTTCATGGTGGCGGTTGATGACCTCGACGCGATCACCGGCGCCAAGCCGATGCCGGGCGACACCATCACACTGGACGGCGATACATTTGAGGTGACATACCTGCAAGGCACGCCGCCATGGTCGTATGTTGACAGCTCGGAGACGGAGTACAGGATCCACACGATCAAGACAGGAGACGCTTGATGGCATCGGCAGCAGCAACAATAGCAGACTCACTGAAGACAGACATTGACGCCCAGAGTTGGCCGGTGACGCTTTCCACGTACCGGGAGTACATGACGAGCATCAATCGTGCCACCCTGGGCAGCGAGATCCGCGTCTCTATCTTTCCATACACCCATCAGGTCGAACGCATCGCACGCAGCACCACCACGAAGACGCACGGCGTTGGCGTGGTGATCCGCGCGGCTGTGGATCCCGATGACAAGGACGCCCTCGACGACCTGATCGAGGCGATCGAGTCTTTGAGCGAGCGTTACGCCATTGAACCCATCGGGGGCGGATCCCCGAACCTAGTGCAGATGCTACTTGCAGATCAACTTTACGACGTAGACCAACTAGCTGACTCACGTTTGTTCGTGGGCGGCATCACCATCAACTACCAAACGAGGTAACAAATGTCTAAGCTCGACGGCTCACTGTTCAAACTGTTCTACAACTCCACCCCCATCACGGACGCATCAGACGCTGCCATTGCTGCCGCTTCATGGACCGAGGCTGTTGACGTGGCAAGCGTCACCCGCAACTCGGACCGCGCGCAGAACGACTTCAACGCACGCAGCGGCGTCATCACGACCACCGGCCCGGCTAAGCGCACCCTCTCGTTCGAGATCGCGTACGACACCACAGACGCCTTTTACACGGCACTGGAAACGGCACACGACACCAACGCAGCCATTGCTCTGGCAGCGTGTGACGCTGCTATTGCCACGACCGGCACGCAGGGTAGCGTCGCCAACTTCCTGATCTCCGGCTTTACCCTGACCGAGCCGGACAGCGGCCCGGCCACCGTATCCGTGGAAGCGGCTCTGACCAGCTTCGGCAACTGGGGCTATGTTGCACCGTAAGATGCACATTATGTTGCACCGTAAGATGCACATCACGCTGGGCATGGTGCGGCGAGTGCGTGATGATGTGGGCATTGACCTGCTGCGGGCGTACGAGTCGGATGTCCAGAGCGTGCTGGCTTCGGATCCCGTTGCCGTGGGTCGCATTGTTGCGATCTGCGGCGGACCAGAGGATGTGTCCGGCGACGATCTGGCTGCATGGTGCGATGCCCTGATGGATGCTCTCGTCGAGTTCTTCCCAAAGCGAAGTATATTCGACGACTTTGTTGAGCCAGATGAAGGCTCATCGACAAGTGGCTTTGATCCCTGGCGCGTTGTGTTCCGCGCGTCAGGTGTCATAGGCCAGCCGCCGTGGGACTACTCGATGCGAGAGTTGATCTGGGCGGCACAAGGGGCGTTTGAGCCGTTCGCGGAGGCAATGGCCCTAGAGATCAACAAGGCTGCACGACGCGGCAAGTCGATCCACCCCGAGACGATTAACCCGTGGCACCCGCGAAGGCCACGGACAACGAGGCGCACGCGTGGCTAGAGGTTTGGTTCAAGTCAAATATAGCCAGTTCTTTGACCGAGACGCTGTTCTCAAAGGTCTGGAGCGGAGCGAGGCGAGGCTGTTGAGCCGTGCCGGTGCGTTTGTTAGGACACGGGCCAGGCGTTCGATCCGCAAGCGAAAGCGAATCAGCGTCGCCGGTAAGCCACCATCGTCGCACACGGGCTTCTACAGGAAGTCGATCCTGTTCGGCTACGACAAGAAGAACCGCAGCGTGGTCATCGGGCCGAGCGCAAACTTTGGCGGTGCTGAAGTGCCTAGCCTGCTTGAGTTCGGAGGTCGTGGCAAGTACCGAGGCAAGACTGCGATCTATAAGGCGCGCCCTCACATGGCGCCGGCATTGGAAGCGGAGCGAGAGAACTTCCCCACATTGTTTACCAACTCACTAAGGAATTAGGACATGCAGACTTTCACGGACAACGGCGGACGCGACTGGCAGGTTAAGGTCAACCCGATCACCCTCGGCAAGATCGAGCAGACGACTGGCGAGAGCTTCTCGGCAGATCCAGAGGATGGCGAGGGGCCGATCGTGCGGATCGCCACCGATTGTATGTATGCGTTCCAGGTGCTGTGGGTGCTGTGCGAGGCTCAAGCAAACGAGCGCGGCGTCAGCAGCGAGGACTTCGGCGACGCACTGGTCGGCGATGTTCTCGGCAAGGCACAAGCGGCACTCTGCGAGGCGATCGCGGACTTCTACCCAGACCCGGCTCGGCGTGAAGCGGTGCGGCGTGTGTTCAGCGTTATCAAGGCGGCGGAGGCGAAGCTGTTGGCTAAGGCAAGCAAGCAGCTTGATGATCTGGATGTCGATCAACTTGTAGAGGACGTAACGAATGGCGGCTAAAGATGTCAGGGCTGGCGGTGCGTTTGTTGAGTTCTCCTTGCGTCGCAAGAACTTGGAGCGATCGTTGCGCGAAGTCGGCAGCAGGTTGCGTAAGTTCGGCGGGCAGGTGCGGCAGATCGGCGCGGGTATCAGTGCGGCGGGTGCGGCTATCTCGGCACCTTTCACGGCGTCCCTAGCGGTGTTTACGAAATATGGCACGGCACTGGATAAGGTCAGTAAGGCGACCAGGGTGAGTGTGGAGGAATTGAGCGCGCTGGAGTTTGCCGCTGCCAAGGCGGGCGTCGAGTTCGACGATATAACCGGCGCCGTCGAGGAGTTCCAGATTCGTATCGGTGAGGCAGTCAGGGATGGTGTTGGCCCGTTAAATGAAACATTTGGGAAGCTGGGCTTGAACGCTAAGGAGATCGCGAAGTTACCGCTTCCAGAGCGTCTAGCGAAAGTTGCCGATGCGTTAAACAGCATAAACGACCCATCACTGCGCCAGTTCGATGCGGATGAGATATTTGGCGGAGATGCGTTCCGCATCTTGCCGCTATTAGACGCGGGCGGGGACGCCATCCGCCAATTAGCTAAGGATGGCATCGCTGCTGGTGTTATATTGGAAGGCAATACTGCGGAGGCGGCGAAAAAACTCGGAGGCAGCTTGGCTACCCTTAAGCTACAAGTCAGGGCGGTTGCGATCAGTGTGGGCGGCGCCCTCGCCCCGGCACTCACTTCGATCGTCGAGAAGACGCAGCCCGTCCTTCGCACGATCATCGACTGGGTGAAGGAGAACGCATCGCTGGTACGCACTGTGGCGACCGTGGGCGTATCCGTGACAGCACTTGGCCTGACGCTCGTTACGCTTGGCACGGCAATCGGCGTCGCTGGGTTTGCATTGACAGCACTGGCGGGCGTCATCTCGCTAGTACTTTCTCCGATCGGACTCCTGATCGCGGGCGTGGTGGCGGCTGGCGTGGCGTTCGTGAAGTTTACCGACATCGGCGGCAGGGCCGTGGATTATCTCAAAAACAAGTTTGGCGAGTTATTCAAGTCCTTCTCGGCAGCATTGGGCGGCATACGCGACGCACTCGCCGCCGGCGACATTGCGCTCGCTGCTGAGATCTTATGGACCAACTTGAAGCTAGTATTCTTCATCGGCACGCAGGATCTTATCCGCAAGGCGATTGAGATCAAGAAGGGGTTTCTCGTCGCATTGACGGAGACAACGATCGGCGCCATCGCCGAGGGTGCCAAACTGTACGCCGGGCTTCAGAAGGTCTGGAACAACGTCACGGCTGGAGCCAAGTCGCTGTGGCAGAACTTGAAGGGCGATGCAGCAGAGACGTTCAACCTCATCCGGAACCAAGCGAGCAAGGCGGGCAACGCCATCAAGGGAGAGCTGGACGAGGGGTTTGATGCTGAAGGGGAAAACGCCGAAGCCGACAAGTTGTTCGTCGAACGGCAGAAAGGCGCACAGAAGCAGCGCAAGGACGCTCTCACGTCGATCGAGGAGGAGCGAAAGGCGAAGATCCAGCAGATCGAGGATGAGGCGAAGAAACGCGAGGAGGCGATCCAGAGTTCACTGAAAACGGAACTTGACGCAATCAACGAGGCTGAGGACAAGGAGAAGGAACGACTACAAAACACGCTGGACGGACTAAAGGAAAAGCAGCGCAAGCTGCTTGAGGCGGCGGGCAAGGCGGCGGGCAAGACACAGGAGGAGATCGCCGCAGCGTCTAAAGAGCAGGACAAGCTAGAGCAAAAGAGGCGCGACACCCTTAAGCTCGTTGCTGATGGCGCAGGCGTGACATCCAGTTTCAACATCCGCTCACTCGGCGCCGACGACATCAACAAGAAGATCCTCAAGGCTGGAGAGGATCAGGTCAAAGAATTGAGAGCGCTGCGCGAGTTGATCCGGCAAGATGCAGGGCCGAGCGCGATCGTTAGCTAATCGGAGCAATACATGGCAATCGAAGAACTAAGATCCGAACAACTCAGCGCCAAGACGGCCAGCAAGTCGTATGTCTTGACGGGCTACGCGAGCGCGTCTGCTGCACGCACTGCCCTACTGGCTACCGCGCCGACCAGTTTTAACGGGCTGTCGTTGCGACCGACCGAGGTGTCGGTAGAGGAGCAGGAAACCGTAGACGGCTCAGGCAACCGAGACTATATCGGGCGCGTGGGCTACGGCACAGGCGGCGCGACGCCATCGCCCGACCTCGACATCGGCAACACGCGGATCTCGATCAGCACCGCCGGCGGCAGCGTGACCGTCATCGAGTCATTGGAAACCATCAGGACATCAGCAGGCGCACCAGACCACAGCGGGGCGATCGGCGTGACAGACCAAGGGCCACAAGGAACATCTATCATGACCGGGGGACTCGACCTAAGCATCACTAAGATCGTGAACTCCACCGACCTGGACATCTCCTACCTCAACGATATCGTCAGCCTGACCACGCCGAACCCGCACACGAATAACGCGACCTTCAGCCACACAGACACGGACGGCAGGCAGATCAGCTTGGCGGCTGGCGAGGCTTTGTTTATCGGGATGTCCAATACGCCGCGAGGTGACGGCACTGATGAGTTGCGGTTTAACTTCAAGGGATCCGCCAACCTGACCGATGCGCTGCCCAACAGCCCCTGGACGATCGTAAAGGAGGGCTGGGCGCACCTATGGATTGACCACAAGCTAGAGGACAACACGGGCAGCGCGGCAGATCCAGACCTTACGGCAGTCGCCACGCACTACTATGTAGAGCGCGTATATCCAGAAGGAAACTTCGCACTACTAGGGATATAGGACATGGCGCAATTCCAACCCGGCGACAGATCCATACCAGCCAGCTTTCTTAATCGAGTGGGCGACGCTGCGGATCTCGTCCTAAACCAGCAAGGCGGCGGAGCGTTTGGCGGCAGCACGGACCGCGACGTTATCCTCGTTTATAACGGCAGCGGCAGCGACGTGTCACGGTTCGGCGTCCTCGGCATCGGCGACGTTCGCATCACGCAGGCTGACAGGGCCGTGGCGTTCTATCAGCGCGTCTACATGACCGGCGAGGAGCCAGCCGTTGGCACGCACGACGGCAAGTTTGCGGTGGCGCTGGAGCCGATCGCAGACGGCAAGATCGGGCGATGCGTGACGGGCGGGCTGATCCAGTGCCAAGTCACGATCAACGACGACGCCCATGAGTACGCGACGATCACCGACGCGAGCGTTGCGAAGCTGTCCAGTCAAGGCACGGGATACGCTCGCATCCTGTGGAAGGCTGGCACGTCGGGGGATCAGTGGGCGATTGTGCATCTTGAGCCGTTCCACGCTGAGTCGTTTTGGGCCAAGATCACCGGCAAC